AGCAAATTCAGCAGCAGATCCCGGTTCAAACTTTTGGCATAAATGGAAAAGTAGTTCCGGCGGTAGAAAACATCACTGCCAATGATGTGCCAATGGATGGCAGCGTTGCATTTTTCCCAAAACAGGATATGACAGAAATATACGCTAAAAGTTGGAACGCAGATGGAACAATTCGCACAATCGTTTTTAAGCCAGTTTCGCATGATACTGTTAGCAATTTATCGCATGATACTGAAAAATTGAAATTTGACCTATCAGACGAGTGCACAGGTGCATTTATGCAGAAGTTTGATGAACTTTTTGGGAAGATTGAACAGATAGAAAACCGATTAGATAAAATTCCAAGCAGTCAAAGAAAAACTTCACAGGTAAAAAAGGAGAGTGATCCAGAATGAATCCGGCACAATTATTGTTAAATCAAATGATGAATTCTCCGCAGGTTCAAAACAATCCTATGGCAAAAAATGCCATGCAAATGTATCAAAGCGGAGATACAGGTGGACTTAAGACAATGGCAGAGAATCTCTGTAAAGAAAGAGGAATTACGGTAGATGAAGCAAAACAGAAAGTTATGAGTATGTTTAATCATTAGTACATTTTGGGGTGCGCGCAAAATAACCGGTTATCCCATTTGTAAATAGATCAGATGGAGGTAAACAAAATGTTTAATGGAAATGCAATGCCTAGTCTTGCTGATATTGCAGCAGTGACAGGAAACGGAAGAAACAATGATGGTATGTGGGGCGGCGATGGCTGGTGGGCTATCATTATCTTCGCTATGATCTTTGGCTGGGGCGGCTTTGGCGGCAATGGCTGGGGAGGAAACGGAGGTATGGGAGCGACAGCATCTGCATACACCGACTCTGCAATTCAGCGTGGTTTTGACACGCAGGCTATCATCGGAAAGTTAGATGGTATCACAAATGGTCTCTGTGATGGATTTTACGCACAGAATACCGCCGTTATGAACGGTTTCCATGGTGTAGACAATGCAATCTGCAACCTTGGCTACCAGACACAGCAGGGATTTAATACCACAAACGTGACACTTATGCAGGCGCAGAATGCTTTACAGTCCCAGTTGGCTAATTGCTGCTGCGAGACCAGGGAAGCTATCCAGGGTGTGAACTACAATATGGCGCAGAACACTTGCGCATTACAGAACACCATGAACAGCAACACCAGAGACATTATCGACAGCCAGCAGGCAGGAACAAGGGCAATCCTTGATTACCTGTGTCAGGAAAAGATTTCTTCCTTACAGGCAGAAAATAATGACTTAAGAAGAGCCGCATCACAGGATCGCCAGTCTGCATTGCTCACTACCGCAATGTCAGCGCAGACACAGCAGATCATCAACGCTGTAAATCCGGCTGCAATCCCGGCATATGTTGTTCCAAATCCTAACGCTTATGCGTATGGCTGTGGATGCAACACAGGATGTAGCTGCTAAAAGTAGCTGCTACACAAAATTGAATAATTGAGTATCTTAATTGAGTTTAACTCGATTATGTCTGCTGTGCAGTATTGCTTATAAACACAAAGGGCAGACTATAATGTTTGCCCTTATTTTTGAAAGAGAGGTAAATAATTATGGCAGAATTTACAGGAATTGCAATTCAAACTGTCGCGCAGGGAGAAGATGTAGCATTTACAGAAACTCCGGTATGCGCAACAAAATGTATTGTTCATAGACAGGGAAGCGGCATTGTTAAATTGAGAGGACTTACAAATCAGTGCCGGGCAAGATTTTTGGTATCTTATTCCGGGAACATTCAAATTCCTACCGGTGGCACAGTTGAAGCTATTTCACTGGCTATTGCAATTGACGGAGAACCGTTGCAGCCAACTCGAATGATTGTTACACCGGCGGCAGTTGAAAACTTCTTTAACGTTTCGGCGCAGGCATATGTGGACGTTCCTCGCGGTTGTTGTGTTACGGTAGCGGTACAGAATACTTCTGCGCAGGCAATCGAGGTTCAGAACAGCAATTTAATTGCAGTCCGGGAAGCGTAAGGAGGGCGGTTTTATGGATATTAAGAGAATGCACGAAATGATCGAAAAACTGTCTGAAAGCGCAGAGTGTGAGTTTGCAAAAGGTATCGAATGTGTAGATACAGAAGAGATGGGAAAAGTCACGGACATGCTTAAAGACCTTGCGGAAGCCATGTATTACCGGACGCTTACAAAATCAATGGACGAATCAGACCCAGAGCAGGTTCTTGATATGTTTGAGCGTTACGGAGACGGCAGACGGTATTATGACCGTTATCGTTATGAAAACGGGAGGTTTGCTCCAAAGGGAAGAGGAACGCGGAGAGGATATGACGAGCCGCCTTACTGGCACATGACACCGGAAATGTATCACGATATGGAGCATGACCGCGACATTGATCGACCACATGGGCGAATGTATTACACAGAGCCTACAATTGCGGCAGATGGCGGTATGCGTGACCGCAGAGAGGGTAAAAGCGGAATGAGCCGCAGAAGCTACATGGAAAGCAAAGAGCTTCACAAAGGCAATACGCCGGAGGACAAGGACGCAAAGATGCATGACCTTGAAAGATACATGAAAGAGCTTTCGGAGGATATGGCGGAGCTTATATCCGACATGACCCCGGAGGAGCGCACAATGACAAAAAGCAAGCTGTCAACGCTTGTTTCCAAAATGTAATGACAGGGGCAGAAATGCCCCTGTTTGTTTGAACATTGACAACTGAATATCAGCTAGTGATTTGTGGATTTGGAAATTTTTCAAAAAGGTATTGACTTTTTGTGCATACTATTATATATTAAATGTGCGTACAGAAAGAAGGTGCTGAGAATGTCTCCACGCACAGGCAGACCTAAAGTTGACAATCCTATGAATGAAAGACTTTATGTTCGAGTATCGAAGCAAGAAAAAGATGAAATTATGAAATTTTCATCAGAAAGTGGATATTCCATATTAGAACTTATAAGGGCGGGGATTGAAAAGCTAAAAGGTCAAAAAAAATAAGAAGTTGCCACGCTACCAACGAAAACAACTTCTTATCAACCGAGATAACTCTCTGTGAAATATTTTATCATAGAGAGTATCTCTTTTCAAGAAAAAATTGAAAGGGAGGAAAAATCTATGAGAGAAATGTATATTGAAGCAATTACCAAAAATCTGAATGTACTTAGCGAACACTTTTTAAGATGTGTCTGGATTTTTACAAGTAACCTTGCATCCGACAAGAAAGGCGGTGCGAGATGAAAGAACAGCTGATAACGGAAATCCAGAGCATACAGGACGAAAAATTTTTGCAGTTTATTTTGAAAACAATTATTTCATTTAAGCAGAAATGGGGGATTTGCTGATGAACGATATTCATATGAAACAATTAGAACAGACGTTAACCAGTATGGAAGTTGCGGGAATGGTAGGGAAAAGGCATTGTGATTTGATGCGTGACATCAACCGTTATTGTAAGCAAATCAACGAAGCCAATAATGGATTGGTTAGCGAACGCAAAATTGCGTTGGCTGATTTCTTCAGAGAAAGCACCTATAAGGACGAGCAAGGAAAAGAACGCCCATGCTATGACATTACCAAGAAAGGATGCGAATTTATCGCGCACAAGCTGACCGGAGTTAAGGGAACGGCTTTCACGGCTCAATACATCAATCGCTTCCACGACATGGAACAGGCTCTGAAAAATACGCAGGCTGAAATTCCGGAGAAAGACCCGTTTGCACGCTGGAGCATCGTAAAAAAGATAGAAAGTGGTAAATGGTTTAATAAAAATAACTGGAAACTCAAAATTATCTGTGACCGGTTCGGATGGACGAGAAAATTTTTATATCACAAAATTCTTGTGGAATTGTCTGACTTACATAACTTAGAACTTGTGGAAAAGTTCTATACAGTCACATATGGGCATAAACCGGAGTACAAGATGGACTTGCTAGACTACAGCAAAGAACTTGCTGGAACAGCAACAAGGTACATTAATTATTTGTTGATTGAAGAGCAAGAAGAATAACTTTAAATTTAGAAATCACTGGCTGATATTTGGCTGGTGGTTTCTTTTTTTGGAGGTAAAATATGTTTGTAATAAATGGTATTGAATGGAAAATAGAATTTGTTCACGGCGCAAGTCATAAATTAATGCGCTCTGATGGCTCTATTAGCCTTGCTGTGACTGATTGGAATGATAGGATAATATATGTTTCAGATAAACCGAAAAATGGCTATTTGCGCAAAATACTGGCTCATGAGTTATGTCATTGTTTTTGCTTTTCCTATAACATTCATATGCCGATTGAGCAGGAAGAGTATCTTGCGGACTGGATCAGCCTGTACGGTACTGATTTGATCTATCTTTTGGATGATCTGATGTCAAACATTGATTGGAGGGCAGCATAGTGGACAAAATAGATGAATTGCTGCGGTATATTCACAGAACAAACCCGGAAATGACAAGGGAAAAGCTGATAAATGAACTAAGCAGAAGTGATTACGCCGCACGTTCTTTGCTTTTCACAAAAGAAGTTGTTTGTCAAGAAGAAAAATGGTAAAATGTTTTTGGGGTGATAGTATTGTACACTGGATGTCATACATCTTTTGATGTTATGAAAGAATATATGATCTATGGAGCGGAGCTTGATGAAAAATATCAGATCCCGATTGTCCCGGCATGCAGCTTGGATTATTTGCCGGAGGACTCCATAGATTTTGGAGAGAGCTTTTCACAAAAGATAAAAGGGCATAGAAAATTAAATGTGAATTTTTATATTGACGATTCAAAGTTTCAAAGACTGTGGAATAACCCGGATAAATACATGGAACACTTGAAGTATTTCCATTCGGTCTGTATGCCGGATTTTAGTATTGCTACAGGCGATTGTGGTATGCCGTTTGCTTTGAATCTATATAACGTGTACCGGAACCATGCGCTTGCACATTATATGCTGCTGAACGGGATCCGTGTTATACCGTCCGTAGGCATCCCGGACAAAGACAATTATGATCTTTGCTTTGCCGGGTACAGTAAGGGTGGTGTGATCGCTGTATGCACAAATGGAAGAGTGCGGGCAAAGGCAGCTCGGATTGAGTTTTGCGAGGGATTCAAAGTTATGATCGACATGTTGCAGCCACATACAGTGTTGATCGTCGGGAAGATACCGGATGAATTGAACGCAGATGTAAAGATTGTAAATTACAAATCACGCAACCAGAAAGTAAATGAGGAATTTTATGGGAACAAGAACAACGAAATCGCAGAAAAAGCAGAAACAGACCGAGAGCCAGAGGAAGAGAAGAGAGCGAATTAGTCAAATTTCACAAGTTGTGAAATGACGCATAATAATTTACTGTGCATATTGTCTTTTCACAGTTGGAATCTCATTTTTCAACTTTTGAATTTTTTCTTCTTGGAAAATGGCTCGATTTTGAGATCAGAAATCAGAATTTTCACACCCCGGCGGTCTGCCGGTGATGTCTCCAGACGCGCCCCGGATGCTTCCCGGTGATTTACCGGATGCATCATGGCTGTGTATCTGGGGGAGTGTCAACGCGGCAAGATACACAGCGTTTACAGGCTTGCAACGTCGTAAAAACGATTTACAGACGTTTCGTGTTGTAAATATATAAAAGCACTGCATAGCCTTGCGCAAGCCTTAAAATGGCTTATACGTGTTCGCTTAAGCGCATTATATGACCGGGCGTATATCTTGTCAAGTTGCAATATATCCGGACACTGGAAAAAGCCGGGATGATTCCGGCTTAAAATTCCTCTATTTCCGCAGCATTTTGCTCCCATTCTGGAAGCGTTTTGAAAACTTCCCAAGCATCGTCGAACGTTTTAAAGTCCGTTCCTTTGCCGTCATTTCTGAAAAATCCATCTTCAACGCTATAAACACTTCCCATGCATGTGACTTGAAAAACTGTCTGTGCTCCGTTCGGATAAGTCATTTATAAATCCTCCTAAAAAAATAATATTCCCTTACGGGTAGAACCGCCGCCGGCAGTGGTTCCGGCGTGCATCCTCTGCGGCGGTTATTATGCTTTTTTATATCCGTTTTCAGCAGCATATTTTTCAAGCTCTTCCAGTGTTTCAAATGTTGTCACAATTCCGCCGAATCCTTTTGTAATTCGGTCGATTGTATACATGCCACAGTCATACAGGCATGCATAAAAGTTTATTCTGCCTTTTTTTAATAAAAATAATTTTCTCATACTTCAATTTTCCTCCATATTCAAATTTTTTGGTAAAAGCAAGCCGGGGAATCGAACCCCGGTAAACGCCGCCGCTTGCCTAATTTATAAAATTGTGCGAACCTCATTATAATCATCATTTAGCTCTATCAGATTAAATAAATCGTGTTTTTCTCCTAACTCAAAATACTGATTGATAGCATCCTCTTCGCTATCGGCTAAAATTATTTCGAAATTATCGTCTTCGATCTCTGCTCTGTAATACTTCATAAGATCAACCATCCTTTCATTTTCCTATAGATACAGTTCCATAAGTCCCACATTTTTATTTTCAACTAAGACAACGCCTGGGCGGACAACGGAAACATACTGTTTTACAACGTTCTCGATTCGCTCGTTGCTGTAATACGGTGCCAACTTTTGGCGTGTGTATTCTTTCGCTTCTTCAAGTGTCATCATCTTCATAAAATCAACCATCCTTTCATCATGCGCCCTGTCTCATCGGTGCAGGTAGGGCAGTTCCTGCAGACGGCGGCAGCTTCCGCCGTTTCGACTTAATTTTTCATTGCGCAACCAGTCCAAGTTTTACAAATTGTACCGTTACAACTTATACCGCATTTTTTACAGCTATAACACATAGTATTTAAATCGTTATAATAAATGTTATATGCTTCTTGTCTTTCCGCCTGTCTAATTGCAAGAACGCGCTCAAATGCTCTTTTTACAGTCGGGAGAACAGCCGCGCCGCTTTTAATCGCCTTAGCAAGCACCGCCATTTCATCGGCTGTTTTATCGTAAATGTGTGAAATTATGTTATCAAATTCTTCTGCTGAAATATTAAGTTCTTTTAAATCCTGTTCGTACGTTCTCATGTTTACGCCTCCCTCTCAATTTCTACTTTATCAATTCTTCCGGCTTTCATTTCTTCGATGATCGCCTCCAGCTCGTCAAGGATATTTCCCTCTTCTGGTTGCTGAAAAGTGTAAGTATCATTTATCTTTCCCTCAATTTTAATTTTAGCTTTCATGATCGTTCCCTCCTGTTTTTGTGTTCTTTGTTTTCCTGTTGAGATTATAATACATTATAAACGGTGTAATTACAATATATAAATGCACCAAAAATAATGTATAACTAGAGAATGATTTTTGTGCATTATTTATAATGTAAACATACTTGAAAGCAATTTTAAAATAATGTATACTGTTTTATATGAAAGAGAGGTGTTAAACTGTGCTTACTTATAAAATAGATGTGCTAGAGACATTAAAAGAAAGCGGTTATAATACAACACGCTTGAGAAAAGAAAAGCTTCTTGGGGAAAACGCGATTCAGTCGTTAAGACGCGGCGAGATGGTAGGAATAATTGCATTAGAAAAAATCTGCACTTTACTGGATATGCAGCCGGGCAACATTATAAAATATGTGGAAAATGCAGAAAAATAAATACTTTAAAAATAATGTAAAAATATATTGACATTACATTATAGACGGTGTATTATAATATTGTCGAAAGGCAATAGGCGAAAGCCAGAAAGGAGAAAAATGAGCGAAGATATGAGTGTATTTAAAAGTTACTTAAGAAGACTTTTGCAGGATCTGAAAGACCTCAAAGAAGTTTTGAAGTCTAAGGATTATGAAAAAGCGGAAAAGATGGTCGATCAGCTGATTGATGATACTCAAAAGGGTATTGAAGACAATTAAAAGAAAGGGCTGGAGAAAATCCAGCCCGACACACAAAAACCATACCAAGTCAAACAAAGCACACGAAAGACAATTCCCAAAAAGTTGGGAAATCTTTCGTGTTTTTATTTTTGGAGGTGGTGCAGGGAAACAAGACGAATTTACAAAAGATATACAAACCTACGCAAGATAAAATATACAATTTTGTTTTACTAAGGATATTATGACGCTAAGTTTTACACAAGATGACTATATTTGAAAGAAATTGAAAGGTTTATGTATATGAATAATTTAACAGTGACGGAGTATAAAAATATTCGCGTACTCACAACACAGCAGATTGCGGACGCGTATGGAACAGATAGTAAAACGATTTCATACAATTTTAATCATAACAAAGGGCGGTATAAAGAGGGTAAACATTTTATTTTGCTTGATGGAGAAGAACTCCGGGCGTTTCGTGAAATTCACGATTTGCCAAGTAATCTTAATCGTCTGTATCTCTGGACAGAGAAAGGCGCGTTTCTTCATGCAAAATCATTAAACAATGATATTGCTTGGGATGTGTATGATAGACTTGTTGACAACTATTTCAACAAAGATCAAAACGAAATCCCGAAAGATTACCCTACAGCGTTAAGGGCTTACGCTGATGCACTGGAAAGAAAACAAGAGCTTGAGGAAAAGAATAAATTGCTCTTGACCGAAAACGAGAGGATGAAGCCGAAAGAAGAATTTTTCGATGCCGTAACCGATAGTAAAGACGCTATTGATATAGGGCAGGTCGCTAAGGTTTTGAACTTCCCGGGAATTGGTAGAAACAAGCTTTTTGAAATTCTTAGAAATAACGGAATTTTGAAACAGAACAATGAACCATATCAGAAATATATTGATTGTGGATATTTTAGAGTTATAGAACAGAAATATGAAGCCAGACCGGGAGAAATCCGGATAAATATTAAAACCCTTGTTTTTCAAAAAGGTGTTGATTACATTAGAAAAATACTTGACAAAGTAGCATAGATAAATAGAAAGGGCGGCATGAAAATAGCCGTCTTTTTTGTGAAAAACATAGAAAATATTTGTACAAAATCAACAAAATTTTAAAGGTGCAAATTAGAATATAATCAAGATAAAAATGATAGAATAGTATTAGTTTTGTTGCAATGCAACACCTCTGCAACAAATTGCAACATTTTTGCAACGTAGATATAGACACTAGAGTTAGAGAAAGATTATATTCTCTCTTGTAATATTAAAAATATATATTATAAATAAGGCAGTATATTTATATAAATAATATATATAATATACAGGCTTAAAATTTAATTTTAAAATATACCTTGACAAGAAAATGATAGAATGATATTGTTTTATTAAATTAAAAACGCATTCGGGCAACGGGCAGAGTTAAATAGATTTGTCGAGGTCCCGAAAGAAACGGACTTCATGCAGCCGGTACAGTCGAGATCATGATGATCTCGACTGTACCAGTTGCATTTTTTATTTTAAGTATTCCAGTACTGGAGAGAGGAGATATATAACATGTCAGCAGTTGAAATGCAGGAAGTAAATAATACCGTTGATGTTTTTAAAAGTGATATTGACATGTATATAAATCTCTGGATGGAAGAGAGGAATATAGAGGATTTATGCAAAGTATCACAGAATAGATGGTATAACTGCTGTAAATATATTTATGAGCATGTATTCAAAGTAAATCCAAAGTACCTGAAGGATGATAATAATATTAATAATGCCTATGATACAGATAAGGTTAACGAGGTATTAGATATATATATAGACCTGTGTAATGACTACGAGAAAGTAGTGAATATTGTTGGGTTTACATTCTTTACCGGAATACACAGAGACACGTTAAACGGATGGGTTAACGGCGTGCAGCTAGGCTCATCAGGTTCCGACATTTGCAAAAAGATTGACGAAATGCGTGAGGAAAGTTTGGTAGGTTTACAAGTTTCCGGCAAAGGAAACCCAATGAACTACATGCCATCACTCAACAAGTATTGCGGTTTCAATATGCCGGGCGTTAGAGATCAGGGATCCAGAGCAAGAGCGTTGACAGCTTCGGAGCTCCCCCAGCTGGGCGGAGGGAATTGTTCGAGATTGCCGGACAACTTCGACAATTCAAGCCCGGATAATGGTGAAATCGTGATAGACAATTCAAACAATTTAAAGCCCAGTGTTTAATGGTCTTAAGGCGCATTAAATCGTTGATACATTACGCAAAACAAGGGTTTTGCGAATAGTTGTAAAATACGAATGGAATTGAACGAACAATTCAAACAATTTATCAATGTTCAAAGCATGATTCGGCATGGATGGGGAGGGGGTTTGATAGGTTGAGAAAATCAGCACTACTAAGTCCTTTAAATATCCTCAAAAACAAAAAGAGATTGGATGGAAAAGTATGAGAGTAGTATCACAAAGCAAAGACGTTTCGCTTGATTTTGACCGAGCGGTATTCACAGCAAATCATGGAATGATAACTGCTATGGTTGATGGAAAAACGTTTACCATTGGGACGTATGCAAATTTAGGTAGAGAAAAAGAAGTATTCTCTGATATGCACAAGGCATTTTCGGCTTTTCAAGTTATTAGCACAAACATGGATAAACAACAGGTGGCTGAAATGTTTGCAGTATCTAAAAACATATCGATCAGATGCGTTGAGATGAATGATCCTTGTATGGGAATAACTGTATTTGATAACATGGTCTATTACATGCCGGAAAAGTAGTGTTAATATAGCGCTATCGCCAAGCGGTAAGGCACTGGATTTTGATTCCAGTATTCGCAGGTCCGATTCCTGCCGTTCCGATGGAGGAATGGGTTTAACGATCCATTCCGTAAATTCTCCTTCTTGGTGTTTTTCATGACACATCCTTTCGCCACTAGGACGATTCTGTTAAGGGCGGTGCGAGACCGTCCGGTGGTATTTGCCGCGGAGCGCGGCATTAGGCGTAAGACTATATGGTGATGAATGATGATCGTTCCGTAATTTGCTGACAAGCAATCCATATAGCAGTCAGACTTGATAGTTCGGGTGCCTATCCCACGGTGCCTGAGCTGTCAAAGATATAATTCCCCCATATAGTTAGGCAGTGGCAGAATGGGTATTGCAGGTAAAGAAACCTATCGGTAAGAGTGTTGCCAAGTGGCAGACGGGCGATCATCCGTAGTCAGCAACCACACCTTTTCTGAAACCAATAATGCAAGGTTCGAATCCTTGCCTGTCTAAGCGGTCAAATTATGCTGTTTGCTTGCAGGCGCTCTATGGTTTGGCTGTAATCGGCATTTTGTATGCCTAGTGCAACGCATGGCACGAAAAATATGATTGCTAACCGTCTGAGGGCGGTTTTGGGGAAGCGGCAACGATTGGCGGTGTTGCGGCTGACTGTAAATCAGTTCCCAAGTGGTAAGACACCACCCTTTCATGGTGGTAACACGAGTTCAAATCTCGTACCAATCATGGGCGATGTTGCCAGTACACCCCTAGTGTGTTTGTTACAGAAATACAGGTGCTAATCAATATACCGGTTAAACTTAGCACAGGGAACTGGATTGAGCGGTTGCCATTCAAAAGATGGCGCCAACCGCTGACTAAAAGAAACTTGCACTTGGGGTAGTGTGGAGCAAGTAAAAAACGGAAACTGCTCGGCTATGCAGATATGGTGTAATGGTATCACAGGAGATCGCTAATCTCTCCAACGAGTAAAATCGTCGTCAAGGTTCGAGTCCTTGTATCTGCGCTCTTGCCCGAGCGAAAATCCTAGGTATGCCTTGGGTGTTGATGTGTGACGGAATAGGTAAACGGAATTGTCGTAGAGAATTGGTTGAAACCGACAACATAGATGACCAGATTGTACACTCCTGCGTGGTGCAAATCCACGCCACATCAATTTTGTATATCCGCTTAGTAAGGTGCTTTAATTAGAGGTATGAGCATGATTTTAAACTGTGTAAATTGTGGCGCACCAATTGAAAGTGACAAGAAAGCGTGCCCTTATTGCAAAACTCCATATGGTTTACGTACAAAGATAGAACTGGAACCATATATTGATTCAAACGGAAGGATTTGCAGACATGAACCGGAAATGATAGAAGTAACAACTTTGGAAGATTGTGAACCTAGGTTTATGAGGAAGTGATTGAAATGTGTGAATTTTGCAAGGATTATGATAATAACAGAATATTCGGCGCTAATATTCCCATTCAGAAGTGTGCAAATGAAACGAATTTGACAAATGCGCAAATTATGATGAATACAGGGGACAAAGTCCCCGGAATTGTGATTTATTCAAACCACTGTATGGCGAAAGGATACTTTGATATTGCATTTTGCCCGATGTGCGGAAGAAAGTTGGTGTAAGAATGACATGCTATGAATGTGCTTATTTTGGAATTGAATGGAATGAATTTTTGAAAAAAACGATAGAATTTTGTAACCATCCAGAAAAGTATATTCCTCCAGTAGGATTTGCTTATAAAGAACACGATTGCGAATTTTTCAAAAACAAATCTGGGATATCAAAATGGGACTCTTATTCAGAAAAAGAAAAAGAACAGGCATTGAGGTATTTTCGTGAAAACTATCACAAAAATCCTATTGAAGGTTTAACATGCGAGGGGGCTGAAATGAGTTTCATTGAATATCTAAAAAATGTTGATGCAAACTCATAAGGAAGAGAAGGAGTGTATGAAGCATGATTGTCAATATCAATAACAGCACATACGAGATGAACAGCAAACAGTACAAAGCAGTTCTTGATACGGCGAGCAAAGCGGTTACCTGCGGCATATACGCCATTGAGAAGAACAAGGTAGCAATCATGCTTCGAGAGGAATATAAAAGCAAGGAAGAGCTGAAACAGGCAGTTGGTAATTATACGGCGAAAGGGTTCAAGGTGCATTGGAAATGAAGAAAACACGTTCAAAAATCATAATCAAAACTAGAAAAGGCGGTTACACAAAGATTTATGCTAACGGAAAATGGCAAAAGGGAGTGTATAATATTGATTTCCATGCTGA